AGGTCGGGAATCAGTACAAGGTCTTCGACCTCTTCAAATTCACCGCCCAATGCGTTATACAGCTTTCTCAGGGCATCAACAGTTTTATCCATAGCACCCTCCTTTTATCATCCCTTGATGAGCTTGTAGAAGCCGTTCGGGTTCAGCACCTTGCCGTCTACTACAACCAGAGCCTTGTCAACCCACTCGTTGGTCTCTTCATCGAAGTACCTGCGCATGGTGAAGCCAAAGTTCTCGTTGATGGCATATTCGTTCGGCTGCCAGAAGATGCCGATCACATCACCTACCTGTGCAGTGTCGAAGTCTGCAATGATATCCGGCTCAACCAGAGAAATGCCCCTGCCGAAAAATCTGCCATTCGGGTTCAGCGCATCACCATCGTTGACTTCAAGCCCGGTTGCCTGACGGAAGATCGGGTTGTTGTTGCTGTCTGCCATTGTTTCCAGATAAGCGTCAACGGTTCCCACCGGGAAGATGAACTCGCCTGAACGGTATCCAAGCGGAAGCTGGCTGAAGAAACGTTTTCTCCACTGCGTCCAGTCGGAAAGCTGTGCGGCGGTCATGGTCACGCTGTTGGTGATCCGGGCATCGTTCAGAATACCAGTCATGCTTCCAACGCCGGAACCGTTCACAATACCTTCGTCCATTGCCTTCAGGTACGCCACAGCGATCACCTCGGCGATCTGTGCTTCGAATGCTTCGATGGTCAGAAGCTGGGACAGGAAGGTCTGTGCGATTCTGATCTCTGCGGTATGATATGCAAACTGAATTTTTCCAAGTTTATCAAGCTTCTGCCGGGGTGATACGGTGCTTTCGTTGATCCATTTGAAGGATGCCTGAAGTGCGCCGATCGGATATTCAACGCCGCCACGGACAGAAGTCTTTCTGACTTTGTTGTACAGATTGCCATAGCGTTTCCGCACGGTATTGATCACCTGACTCATCACCGTGAACGGGATAGCAACCCCGGTGTCTGCGGTGCTGATTGCATCGCCGTTTCTCAGTTCTGCCGGGATGGGTGTGCCGTTTACGGCGTATTCACGGAAAGCCGATCTGTATTCCATCGATGCAAGCGGATTCTCGCTCCGGGCTTCCGGCTGTGCGAAAACCTGTCTGCCGTTGACCAGTGTAGCTTCAACAGGCGGCTGTTCGCTCCGGGTCTCATCGCCAAGTGCGGCAAGTTCCTCTTTAATGTCCTCGATATCTTCATTGATCTGCGTGATCTGCTGACCAAGGGAACGCACCTCGTTGATGTCCTCGGATGCCTGCGAACGGTTGACAAGTTCAGTTTTTCTGGCTTCAAGTCTCGCCAGACGCTTTTCAAGAATTTTCTTTCTTCCCATGATTAAAATCCTCCTAAGATTTTGATTTTGGCTTTCGCCAGTTCCAGATCAGTGTCCACTGATGCCGCTTTCTGCTGTCTGGCGGTCTCCACCGCTGACCGTGCGCTGTCCAGCGCATCCTTGCTTCGTGCATTTATTTCTGTTGCGGAGTACGCCGGGAACGTGACCGCCGATACCTCCACGACTGAACCAATTGATGTAATGTGCCGGGTTGGATAATCGCTTTCAAGATTATCCCAACGTTCCCCGTCAACGGAAAACATGAAGGACATCCCGGAAACATCCCCACGCTGAACGGCACTGTAAAGTGACCGTGCTTCTGCGTTGTTCTCGGTATCCAAAACAACCCGGATGCCCAGTCCGTCATTGTCAACGGTCAACTGCATTGTAGAGTTGCCGTTATTTCGTCTTGACCGTGCCAGTGGGATTTTGGAAACATCGTGGTTCACTAAAAAACGCACGTCCGTCAAATCCGTTGACGAAAGTGCGCCTCTGTCGATGTATTCTTCAAACAGCCCCATATCTGCACGGCTGTCGTATACGATCGGTCTGCCTGTTATGACATTCCCTTCCTCGGAAGCGATGTCAAACTGGTATGACCGCTGTTCCAGTTCTTTTTTCTTCATGCTCTCACCTTCTTCACCTTGATGCCCACGTTGTTTTCCGTGGCAAGCACTTCGCCGTCCCCGGTCTGGAGTAACTCGGGAACCGCCGCATCCTCTGACCACTGCATCAAAAGGTCTTCAATTCTGGATTGCGGTGTACCTTCGTATTCTTCACCATTGGCGATGTGGATTAAAATATCCTCGTTCCTGCTCTGTGCTTCGTGGTACACTGCCGTTCCGTTCTTGATGGCAATCAGCAGTTCTTCAATCCGGCTTTTGGCTTCTTTGGAATATTCCGTGCCGTTCAGGATGCTTTGCAAGATTTCTTCCACTGCGCTCTGTGGGTCAGGTAAGGTGTTCTGCGATCCAAGGATATTCTGAAGGATTGCTTCGTTCCGGCTCTGCGGCTTATCCATTGGCATTCACCTCCCCAATGCTCTGCGGTGCTGTCCGTCCGACTTGGTATTCGTTCGCCCGTTCAGCGTCAATCCAGTTCAATGACATGTAGCGTTTCCCTTCCAACTCTGGCAGTGGACGCAGACCCAACGCCGCACGTTTTTCGTTCTCGTACAGTCCCCCGGTCGGTGCAAGCTTGTCGATCATTTCCAAGGTCTGTTCGACCGTCATGAAAATCAGTTCTTTCGGATAAAGTTCAATGCGGTTCCCGAAAGCCTTTTCCCGTCTTGTGAACAGCTTCTTCGTGAACCCCTGCGACATTGCAATCAGCAACGGTTCAAGGGTCTTTTGATAAAACGCTTCATACTGCTCTTTCGTGTAGTCCCCGGAAAGGATTGGAAGCGGCACACCCCAGTTCCGCAGGATTTTCTCATCAATGAACTTCAGCGTGTCAGCATCTACCAGTTCCGATCTATGTTCAAGCGGTGTAAAATCCGCTTTCAAGTCAAGCGGCAAGAAGCCGCTTTCACTGTTCTGTAGCTTTCGCTCCAGTTCTGCCAGTGCCTTTTCTGTCTTACCATCATCCAGCATAGTGTTGTACTTGATCACCCCGTTGATGGCGTAAGATGCTTTCATGGCTTTGGCGATACCAGTCAACAGGTCGTGGTTCAGCTGAAGGGTCTTCAACAGCCCTTGGTTGTCCGGCTGTCCCTGTTCGTTACCGCCCATATACTCATTCACACTGTAGTTGTATTTCAGGTGTATCACTGAGTCATAAGGGATCGTTGTGTTCTCCCCATTCGCAAAGAAAAACTGGACAAACAGCCGCCCGGATGCATCCTCAATGAAGTTCACCTGTGTCGGCTTTATTGGATAAAGGGCTTCATAATACCGCCGCTCTGCCCCGGTTCTTTCATCCGTCCATGTGTAGTAGGTCGGAATGATGAAAGCGTTGTAATTCAGCAATAACAGCCATGTGACCTTTTCCAGAAATTCCGATGTTGTCATCAGCGGATTCGGGTCACGCAGCACGTCCTGCACCGTTGATTTCTGCGGCACAGGGTCGCTTTCAACCATTCGTATGTGCGTGGGATTCAGCTTCTTTACTTCATCCACAATGCACTTAAGTGCCTGCTGTACCACGTCAGAAGCATAGACATTCGTACCGAACTGTGAAAAAACAGGTGAAAACCCGTCTATCATCGGCGCATATCTCCAGTTCTTCGGCTTCCTGTGGAACAGCCTGTCGAATAGACTCATTTCAGTTTTCACCCCCCTATAAGCGTCCTATAGTCGCTTCTGTATCGTCTGTATGTTTCATAAGCAATGGCGGTACATACCGCACCGTCAATCTTTTTGCCGCTTTCCGATTTGACAATCAGGCATTGCCCTTGGTTGTCTGTCTTCAATCCGGCGTTTTTGAAATTCCACTTGTCTATCGGGTTATCCCCATAAAAAAGAAGCTGATGTTTCAAATCAGCTTCCACAAGTTTTATTGAATTGTTCAGCGTCTGCGCATTCTGTAGTATCATCACCAGTTCCGGGTCAGAGCCTTTATTTGACCACCCGTACTGTTCCATGCGGTTCAACCAGTCTTTCGCAAAGCGCTGGTCATAGCCGCACCGATACAAGCGGATATTGTACTTCTGATAAAGCACATAAAACCAGTCAGCAACCAACGCAAGGTCAATGTCATTTCCTTCCGTGATGGTCAATAACCCGGCTTTCGCCCATTCCATATACTTCGCACCAGACTGCTTATCGTCCGATTTTTCAAGTTTGGCTTCCGGGATGAAATACATTGTATAAATATACTTCCGATTGTCCCCCGGCTTCATCAGCAGTGCCTTTGCACACGTCAGGTCGGTCGTTTCGGACAGGTCAACGCCGCCCAAGCACCAGCTGCCCCGAAAGTCATCCATGCTGAACTCGCAGGGATAGTCATAATCTTCAAGGTTCAACCACGCTTCAACTTCGTTCTGCTTGATATTAAAATCTTTCGACAGGACGTAAACCCGATCGGACTTTGACTTTCTGGCAAGTGCAACCTGTGATTCCAGATAATCCCATTTCTTGATTGTTCCAAGGGTGGGGTTAGACTTCATCCACAGGCGGTTTTCCCGGTTTCCTTCCCACACTTCTCTTTCGGAGTCTTGGGTGTAAAGCCAAGGCAGATACCGTTCTGCGTCTGGATCCTCATCTTCCCGGAAGATAATGCGCCGTGCTTTTACAAGTTCTTCATCCAGATAGCCGTCATGCACGAACCCTTCTGTTGTGATCTTTACAAATAGCGGTTCTTCCTTCAGAGCCATCGACTGCTTGATTGGCATTCCCATCGAATTATCTTTCATTTCGTGGATTTCATCCAGAAACGCCATATCGATGTTACGCCCTTCTTTGTTTCGGGTTCTTTCGGACAGCTTGAACACCTTCGTGTTGGTTGCCTTGTTTTTGATGAACCGCTGGTTCCGGGCGGTGTCCAGATCGTTCGGGTCAATCAGCGTCCGCATGGTATCCAGTGCGTCATACACAATACTTGCCTGTGCATCATCGTTGGAACTTGCCACAATATCAGCACCGGGGTTTCCCAAAAAGAACTCCGTCAAGCCCAATGCGGAACACAACTCTGATTTGGTATTCTTTCTGGCAACCATCAGCAGGACATCAGTGAACCGTCTCAACCGGGTATCAGGCATCTTGAAGCTATAAATCGCTTCGATGAATGCCCTTTGCCACAACATTAAAGCCATCGGCTTGTTGTAAAACGGGGATTTCGTCAGCCGGACGCAATGTTCCATGAAATCC